CAAGTTCCATCTCAAACATTAACTATTCAGCTTGGCACTCAACAATGCACAATTAATGTTTATCAAAAAAGCACGGGATTATATTTAGATTTGAACGTGGCTGGAACTCAAATTTTAAATACAATGTTATGTTTAGATAGAGTTGCTTTAATAAGAGAATCTTATTTAGGATTTATTGGTCAATTGTTTTTTGTAGATACTCAAGGCACAGATGACCCTTATTACACAGGATTTGGTACTAGATTTATTTTGGTATATTCATCATGACATTTGCTGTTAGACAAATTGATTTACAATTTAGTGGAGTTAATTCACAAGTTGTGAATTTAAAAGGGTTGAGATGTTCTGCAACTATTGTTAATCCAGGCGGTTCAATGGCATTTGGTCAATTGCAGTTAAAAGTTTACGGCATGACATTGGCTCAAATGAATGAATATTCAAGTATTGGCACTAATCAAGTTGCTGTTCAACAACAATCAATTACAGTAAGTGCTGGGAATCAAGGTGATATTGCATTGTCGCAAGTTTTTCAAGGCAATTTAATGTCTAGTTATATTGATTTAAGCAATATGCCAAACATATCTTTTAATTGTGCGGCAGTTGCTGGATATTTGCAAAAAGGAACTCCTGTAGCTTCAAATACTTATCAAGGTGCAAAAAGTGCAGAAGTTATTATTGCAAATTTAGCAAAATCATGTGGGTTAAATTTTCAAAATAATGGCGCACACGCAATTTTACAAAATCAATATGTATATGGCTCTGCTGTTGACCAAATGCGTCAAGTTGCTTTAGCAGCAAGCATACCAATTGTTATTGAAAATAATACAATAATTATATTTCCAAATAACGGATTTAGAGATGATATGATTATTGATATGAGTCCGCAAACAGGAATGGTTGGTTATCCATCTTATTGGGAATCAGGATTTGTAATAAAATCTGAATTTAATCCACAAATTCTTAATGGAAGGCAAATGAAAATAACAACTTCACTTCCTAAAGCGAACGGAACATTTGCAATACAAAGCGTTGCTCATGAAATTAGCACATTAACGCCCGATGGTCCATGGTTCACAACAACTACATTAGCTCCACCACCTTATGTCGCAAACAACTAATTATCAAACCAATTACGTTTCAGCAGATAATGCTTCTGAAATTGGTCGATTACAATTAATTATCAAGACAGCATTGTCAGGAGTTAGAACGTCAATGCCTGTTCAAGTAATTTCTGTGACTAACGCAGGTGGAGTTTCACCTATTGGAACTGTAGATGTTCAACCAATGGTTAGCTCAGTAGATGGCTCAGGTCAGATTTGGGCGCATGGAATTATTCATAACGTACCTTATATGAGAATACAAGGCGGAGCTAACGGAATTATTTTAGACCCTGTTGTTGGTGATATTGGAATAGCTTCTGTTTGTGACCGAGATATATCAACAGTTCAAAACTCAAGCAAAGTATCAGCCCCTGGTTCAAATCGTAAACATGATATGTCCGACATGGTTTATTTGATGACTATTATTGGTGCAGCACCTACGCAATATGTTCAATTTAATAGTTCAGGAATAACAATTACTTCGCCAACAAACGTAACGATAAATGCGCCAACGGCAGTCGTAAATTCGTCAACTAATGTTACAATGAACACTCCTCTTTTGAAGGTAAGTGGCGATATTATAGACAATTCTGCGACCAATACTCACACAATGGCTCAAATGCGTAGTCTATACAATAGTCATACTCATTCTGACCCACAAGGTGGAAATACTGGAACTCCAAGCAATTCAATGTAAGGTGATATATGACAATAATTCAAAATAGTTTACTTCTTGACCAAGCACAATGGGATATTGTGCTTGATGTAAACGGAAATATTGCTCTTGCTAGTGCGCCTTATTCTATTGCTCAAGATGTTGCTTCTGCCGTTAGAACGTTTGTCGGTGAGTGTTGGTATGATAATTCTTTAGGGCTTCCATATTGGCAAAATATTTTAGGTAAATTTCCACCTTTACAATTTGTTGACCAAAAAATTACTGAAGCTGCATTTACTATTCCTAATGTTTCAAAAACTAAAGTAACATTTACATCTTTTACTAATCGTGTTTTGTCAGGTGAAATACAAATTATTGACACAGATGGTGTAATTAACAACGTAGCCTTTGGATAAACTATATGACAACTAATGTCCCACAAATAACTTGGGTAAATGGCAGTCCAGTATTACCTGCTGAAACAGATATTTTAGCAGGAGTTCAAGCCGATATTAATGCTGCTTTTGGCGGTGGCGTAAATCCATCACTACAAACTCCTCAAGGTCAAATTGCACAATCTGAAACGGCTATTATTGGTGAGAAAAACAATGAAATTGCTTATATCGCAAATCAAGTTAATCCATCAATGGCTTCAGGAATTTGGCAAGATGCTATCGGTGAAATTTATTTTATTACTAGAATCCCTGGAGCTGGCACAGTCGTACCTTGTACTTGCACAGGTGCTGTTGGTACTGTTATTCCTGTTGGCTCTGTAGCAGAAGATACAAGCGGTTATTTATATTCATCTACAGCAACTGCAACCATTCCTTCAACGGGTTCTGTAACTGTTCAATTCCAAAATCAAACACAAGGTGCAATTGCTTGCGCTCCTAATGTTTTAAATACAATTTATACTGCTATTGCAGGATGGAATACAATTACTAATCCTACGGCTGGAGTAGTTGGAAATCTTGTTGAATCAAGAGCTGCATTTGAAGCTCGCAGAGCTGCTTCGGTAGCGGGTAATTCTGTTAATTCACTTGGCTCTATATTTGCTTCTGTATCTTCCGTTCCTAATGTAATTGATGTTTTTGTAGTTGATAATCCTACAAATTCAACTGTAAGTTATGGAAGCACAAATTATTCTTTAATTGCTAATAGTATATGCGTATCTGTTGCTGGCGGTTCTTCATCCGCTATTGCGCAAGCTATTTGGAATAAAAAATCACCTGGAACTAGCTATAACGGCAATACTTCGGCTACGGTATATGATACAAATTATGCAGCCCCGCAACCTGCTTATACAGTTACTTGGCTTACTCCTACATCAACTCCTGTGTATTTTGCGGTACAAATTAAAAATAGCACTCAATTACCATCAAACATTACACAATTAGTTCAAAATGCCATTATTCAATCTTTTGAAGGTTTAGATGGTGGAACTTCTGCTGGAATTGGGCAAACAACTTATGCAGGTCGTTACTATACAAATTTACAAGCAATCAGCCCTTATGTTGAAGTGCTTTCAGTTTTGATGGGATTTACAAATTTAGCAGGTGCAACAAATACATATTTAACTTTTGGGATAGACCAATTGCCAACTATCTCAGCTTCTCAAATCGGTGTTACTTTAATCTAAGAGATAAACTATGAGCGTACCTTATTACTTTCAAAATCTTATTGGTCCAATCCCTTTATCGGAATTAGATTCTAACTTTGCTGCTGTAGAAGCTGATATTGCATCAGCGCAAGCTGCTATTGCAAACGGAACTTATCAATTAACAACGCCTGTAATTGGTGCTGCAACTGGTACTTCCGTTACTGCAACTAATGGATTTTATAGCACAGGTGCTTATGCTTCAGTTTATTCTGATGGACTTGTTTGTGATTATATTGCAAATAGTGGTAGATTTAGTGCTGGGGTAGCTGATGGATTTACTTGGTATAACGGTGGTGTTGCAGTTACTCCTTTAATGTATTTGTCTGCAACTGGAAATTTATGGCAAATTGCACCAACTCCAACTTCTATTTCTGCGGTTACTACTTTAACGGCTGCTCAATTACAAACGGACATTATTAATACAACAGGCACAACTTATACTGTTACTTTACCAACAGGAACGGGAATTGATACAGGATTTGCTGGAGTAGTTGTTACAAACTTTGGTTTTGATTTTCATATTATCAATACTGCATCAGGCACAATTACTATTGCGGTAAATACAGGCATTACTTCAGTTGGTGGGTTGACTATTGCAACAGGCGTTTCAGCGCATTTTAGATTGCGTAGAACTGCTGCTAACACTTATATTCTTTATCGTTTGAGCTAATATATGTCATATATAGTTGGGTGGATTAATAATTCCGAGAATGATGTTTCTTGGATAAATAATTTTAACAATATCGTTCAATGGACTTCATCAAATCCATCAAATAATCCCCCATTATGGCAACAAACTTTATTATCACAATATGTTGATAGTCCAACATTAACATCATTAATCGAATCATTTAGCGATGCTATTAGCCCTGATACTGATATTACTAACTTTTACAATAACATTTGGAACGTAGCAACTGCGGTAGGAAACGGGTTAGATATTTGGGGACAAATTGTAGGTGTATCACGCTATTTACAAATTAATGCGTCAAATTATTTTGGTTTTGATGAATCAGTTACTACACCTACTTTAGCAACTGGCGCACAACCTTTTAATCAAGCTCCATTTTCATTGGGCGCAACTGCAACAACAACATTTGCTTTAACTGATGCTCAATATCGCAGATTGATTTTAGTTAAGGCTGCTGCCAATATTTCTAATTTATCTATTCCTGCAATTAATTCTTTATTAAGAGCTGAATTTGGCACAAGTGATGGAACTAATCCTTATGGTGCAGCTTATGTTGTTGATTTAGGTGGCATGGCTTTTCAATATTATTTGAATTTTGTACCAAGTGCAGTTCAAATAGCTATTATTAATAATTCAGGTGTATTTCCTAGACCTGCTGGCGTAAATGTATCACTAACTTATTTATAGGATAAAAAATGCTTAGTACCAACATTCCTTCAAAAATTCCATTACCATTCGCCAATTCAGCAGGGTCAGGGTATAAAAATACAATTCCAACTGCTTCACAAATCGGCATTGTAAACGGCAAAGCATCTTTAACTGATGGTTTTCCACCATTAACATTTACCCCTATTAGTTCGGGTGGTGTGCCGCCTTTCGGTGCTGATATGAACGGCATCTTAAATGAAATTACTGCTATTCAACAATGGCAAGAAGCAGGTGGATTTTTTCCATTTGATGCTACTTTTGCTACTACTATTGGTGGTTATCCAAAAGGTGCTGTTTTATTAAGTTCATCATTTAATGGATTATGGATTAGCACAATTGAAAATAATAGTAACAATCCTGATACTGGCGGTGCTGGGTGGACTTCTAATGCGTTTGAAGGTTTAGCTTCTATAGCAATGTCAGGAACTAGCGTTACTTTAAGTCAACTTCAATCAGCTTATCCTATTATTACTATTACAGGCACTTTAACTGCAAATAGTACGGTAAACATTCCAGCGCAAGTCGGTGAATGGATTTTTTCAAATCAAACTACAGGTGCTTTTACTTTAACAGTTAAAACTGCTGCTGGTACAGGTGTAAATATTACACAAGGTTCATCACAATATTGCTGGAGTGATGCTACAAATATTTATTATGCCAACGCTTCTTCAGTGACAAGTTTTAACACTCGTACAGGGGCAATTACACTTAATTCGACTGATGTAACCAATGCGCTAGGTTATGTTCCTTACAATGCAACTAATCCTTCAGGTTATTTATCTGTTGGTGTTGGTGTAAATCAAACTTGGCAAAATGTCACTTCAAGTAGAGCATTTAGCACTACATATACAAATTCTACAGGTGCGCCAATTATGGTGGCTGTATCATCACCTCAATATCAATACACATCTTTGACTGCTTACATAAATGGTAATCAAGTTATGATAAGTTCAGGAAGTTGGACTGCTGGCGCACAAGCATCTTCTAGCAATATTTCACTTGTTGTACCTTCAGGAGCTACTTATCAATTTGTTTTTGGTAATTCAGGTGGAACAAATGGTACAGGTACTACTTGGTACGAATTACGTTAAGGAAAAATAATGGAATACTATCAATCACAAGCAGGTGTAGTCTATGGGTACGACCCTGAAACACAACAAGAATTAATTAATGAAGCTATTGCTGCCGGATGGGTGAATGTAACAAATTCTTATCCTTTTCCGCCAGTTCCTTACATTCCTACTGCGAATGATAATAAAGTAACAGCATCGGCATTATTAAGTGCTACTGATTGGACTACAATTGCAGATGTAACAGACCCTACAAAATCAAATCCATATTTATCTAATGGAGCTGATTTTACTGCTTATCGTAATGCAGTAAGACAATATGCAGTTTATCCTGTAGCTGGTAATATTACATTCCCAACGCTACCAACAGAAGTTTGGACTAAAGTTTAAAGGGCTATGACATGACAATTTTATTTTCACCATCATTAAATACTGAATTTGATACTAATGTAACGCCTTTAGACCAAATTCCTACTGATGCTTTTACTCCTCAAGTTGATATTAAAATAGAAGAAATCCAAGCTGAAATTCAAGCATTGGAAACTCAAGAGGCTGTAGAAGTTCAAGCCGATATCCTGACAAAATCTAAGAAAGGTTAGTCATGGTACAGCACGATGATTTTACAGATAAAGCTGCTCAAGCTGGTAATGCCATTCAATATTCAGGTGCAACGGGTAGCATAATTTGCGGTCTTGCACTTAATGAAATCGGTGTAATTATCGGCATAATTGTTGCTGTATTTGGTTTCTTTATCAATTGGTATTACAAACATAAAAGTTATATGCTTTTAGTAAAACGTACTGATGCAGAAACAGATGCTTTAAAAACTGGAAAAATTAGCGTGTTAGAAGAACCTAATGTAGAAGATACATTTAATGGATAAGTGGTACACATCGCTTCTTTCATTATCTGCTGCTGGGCTTATATTTTTAGCGACACAAGAAAGCTATAGTCCAGTTCCATATAAAGATGCTAGAGGTATAATTACCAATGGTTTTGGTAATGCTTTTATTACTCCTAATCAAAAAGTAACCGTTCCTAAAGCTCTTGATGATTTAAAAGATAATGCTTTAAAAGCAGAAGATGCGGTTAAATCTTGCGTGACAAGCAAAATTACACAAAATCAATTTGATGCTTTTGTTAGCCTTACATTTAATGTGGGCGGTTATGCTTTTTGTAAATCTACAATTGTTAAAAAAGCAAATGAAGGCGATTTAATGGGAGCTTGTAATGAATTTAAGCGTTGGATTTTTGTTGATGGTAAAGATTGTAGTATAAAATCTAATAATTGTTATGGAATTTATAAAAGACGAGAATCAGAACGTCAACTTTGTTTAAAGGATAATTAATATGTGGCAAAAGATTAAACCTTATTTATATATCGCAACTGTAAAATTAGAAGCTATTTATCTTATTATTAAAAGTAAATTGTCAAATATATTTGACATTATTAAATCAACATTAATTTCTGTAGTTACAAAAATTAATATGGATATAATTAAAT